CTAGTAGAAGCAGAAGAGCCCGGTGTGGGTGGCAGAGCCAAGGGCATTGAACACCTGGAAGACCTTGTGTTCCGTCGTGGCACACAAGGCATTCAAGACGCACTAGAAATTGTACAACACGCCACTGAAAATCCCCGAACAACCACTGCCAAGTGGGACGGCAAACCTGCTGTGATCTGGGGTCGTAAACCCACCACAGGCGAGTTTGTGTTGACAGACGGATCCGGCTTTGAAGCCAAGGGCTACGATGGCCTTGCCACCAGTCCTGAAATGATGGCACAAATTCAACGCACACGATCAGGCAACCGTGACGAATTGATCAACTTGTATGCACAGTTATTCCCTGTGCTAGAAGCTAGTTTGCCCGCCAACTTCCGAGGCTATGTCAAAGGCGACTTGTTGTACATGTCAACACCTCCAGAAATTGCAGGTAACTATGTGTTCCGTCCCAACACTGTTGAGTACAAAATTCCAGCCCGAAGTAACTTGGGACAACGCATATCCAACAGTGACATTGGTATTGCTGTGCATAGCATGTACTCTGATGTGGGTGATGCACGTCAGCCCTTGAGCGGTGTAAAGTTCAATGAAGTTCCGGGCTTGATGCTAGAGCGTCCTGCAACACCCCGGGCACTGACAGCAGAACCTGCCAAAGTCAAACAACTCAAGCAGTTGATTCGCACAGATGGTGCTGCCATTAGCACACTGTTTAATCCTGCTGAACTGCGAGCACACAAGATCACTGACCTTGCCAAACTGTGCGTGGATTATATCAACACCAAGGTTGGTGCTCCCTTGAACCCTGTTACACTGTTGCCTGAGTTTGGTGAGTGGTTACAAAGCAAGGTGACTCCTAGCAAGTTCCGTAACATTGTTGAGTACCTAGAAAGCCCCACTTCAAACACACCTGCACTGGCCGCTGCCTTTACTGCGTTCTTGTTGTTGCATGATCTAAAGATGGATATTCTAAAGCAAGCAGATCAGGAGCATCCTGGCCAAGAAGGCTGGGTCATGGCCACACCTGCAGGCTATGCCAAGGCTGTGAATCGATTTGATCCCAATGCTTTTGCCGCTCAGAATCGACAACGTAATAATCCAGGTTAATGATCAATATTGATTTGCCAGACAATAAATCTGTCATTGTCTTTTCGTCTTTTAGAACACGAAGCACAGCTCTGTGTGACTGGATTGCACAACAAAAGGGCTTGACAAATTTTGACGAAGCCTTTATAAATGTCAGACGGACAATGTCATTTGTAAATTTTGTTAGCAAGCAATCAGGCAACTTTGTTGTTAAGGTCATGTGTAGCCCCCAACAATACACACCTGAAATTCGACAATTTCTACAACCTCTAATAGATCAATGTACTTCGATACGACTACACCGCCAGGATGTTGTAGCTCAAATTATCAGTTTTTACATTGCCTCCGTCAATGATCGATGGCATTGTGTTAAAAAACCCATGAACACCCATCTACCACTACCTGAGCATTTGCTTGATGTAGAAACACCCGTGGACACAGTAGAATTAAAAAAAGCCGCAATTTCTATATTAACTACCAATCAGCAATTGTATAATGTCAAGGCTCAAATTGATCTAGAGCTCAAGTCGGAAGATCTTGGAGTTTTACCTTCAAACTATCAGGTAATGCCTTGTCTAACTAATCTAGACCAGCTAAATACAGCACTACAAACACTGATCGATACTGATTTAGAAGTAGGCAATTTATACCATAACAGACAAGATTTCAGTCACTTTGGTAAATAAGTGTAGGGTCAACGTACCCACAAACTTAAAGGAAAATTAAAATGGCTTATATTACCCCCGTAAATGGTGATGCACAACCGGTATTTGCACTAGACGTACAAAACGGTCCTGTTTCTCCATCCGCTTCTACTGCCGCTACACCAGTTCAACCTGCTGGTCCTAAGCTGGACTTCTTCCGTGCTGTTGCCAACACTACTGTTGTGTCACAACAAGGTGTTCAAGAGTATGTTGCTAACGTTATCAACGCTATCCAACAAACTTCTACAATCGCAATGTACCAAGTTGATGGTACAGTATTGAGCTTTGCTACATACCCAACAGGCGCTTTCGGCAATGCCAGCACACAAGCCGCTGGTTTCTTGAGTGCTGCCAACATCACCTTCACAGGTTATCAGTTGGACAGTTGCACAAGCGTTGGCTTCAAGCTATCGACCTAATCACTTGCTGATTAAGCAACCGACCCAGGTTAGAAATATCCTGGGTTTTTTGTTGGCCGTTAAATACTCGTATAATGCGAATACTGTGTAGAACTCTTTTTGATTGCTCGGCCACAGGTGTCACAGGACACTATAGACCCAGCCAAGTGCCGTTCCAGGATGGTGCTGGCAACACCATTACAAATCAGCATGCCTGGATGTTTGCCAGGAATCAACAGCGCAACTGGGAAACACTGAATCAGTTGATCAGCTTGCGCACACAGGTATTTGATGTAGAGCCTGTGGCCAGTGCGTCAGGAGAATGGTGTTTTGAATTCTCTGTAGAGCACGGCGAAGTATACAACACTGACCTGTCAGGATTAGTTGCAGAGTGTGCTGGTGTGCCCATGCTCACTGGATTAACTGAAAAGCTCACAACTCAACACACCTTGGTAACCACTGGTGCTGATCAGAACATTTGGTTTGAACCCATAAATAAATGATGGGAGCCTATAATGGACACAACTGATATTGAGAAAAAGAGTCTTGAAGCACATGTTGAATTGTGTGCCGAGCGATATAAGTTACTTGAACTTAAATTAGAGACCCTCGAATCTAATGTTGACAGTTTAAAAACCACTATAAATGAAGTACACGATATGGTGCAAATAATGGCAGCCAAACGTAATGATCAACTGGTCACCTGGGGATCAGGTATCATTGGCATGCTGTTGGCCACTGTTGGATGGCTAGTCACAACGTATGTATTTAAATGAACAAACAAAACAAGCTAGAAGACTTTGCCGCAAAAGAACTACTCAATCTAACTGATAAATTGATTGTGGATGATGGCCGCGGCGGCATCATGGCTTTTGGAAAATACAATATTATACCCACAGACTACAAGTTTATAGTTAATATTAAAAATCAAGATCCCGTAACATTTGGCAGCAAAAAAAGTGCTATCAGTTGGTGCATTGCTGATCAGCACAACCAAAATAATCTAGCACGATACATTCTCACACTAGATACCAAAAAACATAGCCTAGCGGCGGATATACACTGCCGACAAGCCCTGGCCAATCGTAGCAATCGCGAAGATTTCTACGAATGTGTTTCCACCAAAATTCAAAGCAAGATAGATCGTCTGTCAGCCGTGGATGCCGAATTAGAGAAATGTTTAATTTCGGCTAAATATATGCAAATTAGAGGATTCTCAAATGAAACTGCAAGAACTGGCCGCACCGTCGCCAACAAAACAAATCGCTAAAGTTTTCGAAAGTTACTTTGGCTCTAATATTGAGTTTGACCGCTTAACATCGCGTCAGACTCAACACCTGTTACAGCGTGTGCAAGGTTTGCTCCGTGAACACCGTTCAGGGTCTGCCAGATATCAAAGCCAACAAAATCCTGGTTACCTTAAATTGGTAATGATGGAACAGGCCTTGACCACACGCATGGCCGAAGAAGCTATTCCTGTTGCTCCTGTAGCCCCAGGTGCTAAACCTGCACAACCAAACACTGTGCAAGTGAAAGATCCCAAGTTGGCCGCTGCCTTGAAAAAGAGCACCGCTGGTCAAACATTGAATCCTGAAGAGCAAAAGCTAGTGGCCGGCGCTGCCATGATGCAGGCTGAAAGCCGATTGCGTCGTGTGATGACTCGCTTGAATGAATCAGAAGTTCAACAGGCTCAAGTGGTGTTGGCTGCACAAGACATGGTTGACAAGATGCAAGGCATGTTGGAAGATGTTACTGAGTTGCAGTTCAAAGAATTGCCAGCTCTAGTTGACTCTATCAAGAACCAAGTGGGCATTGATCAAGCCACACAATTCAACACAGATGCCACAGCCGCTCTTGCTGGCCTGGTACAAAACTTACAAGGTGCCAAAGCTGCCTTAGACCAAGCCCTGGGTGTAGTAACAGGTCAAGCACCTGCTCCTGACGCTGGTATGGCCAGTGCTCCAGCACCTGGTGCAGTTGATCCAGCTGCCGGTATGGCTGCTCCTGCTCCAGACATGGGCGGCGAAATGCCTCCTGAAATGCCTGCAGAACCAGAAGCAGCCGCAGGCGGCGCTGGACTGGGACGAGCACGTAGATAATGCGATTCCGTGAATTCATAACGGAATCCTCAACCCCCAGCCCCGACGAACTGTTAGGGCTGGTTAATTTTCTTGCTGGACGTGCCGACGACGAAGGTGCACAAAAGCAAATCTCACGTGATGCATTTATTAGCCTGGCACAAAGCCTGGGCATCAATGTCACACCCGACAACATTGAAGAAATAGTAGGACAACCTCCTTTGAGTGGTGTGTTAGAGCCAATGACTCCAGATGCACAAGAAATCATATTCAAAGGTGAAGGTGAGCCTGCTGAACCAGTTGATATGCCTGTGAACAAAGCACAAGACATAGTGGCCAATGCTGCCAAATCGGCAATGAACAAATCTCGCGGCGTCTAATCAAAACTGTCAACATTTGGTTGACTTAAGGCGTTATATATAGTATAATAACTTAAAGGAGATCACAATGAAAAAGATCTTAATTTCACTAGCATTACTGACAGTCGCTGTACCTGCACTAGCACAACATTGGCGACATGGTCACCACGGTCACTATGGACATGCCAGATACTACGGACACAGTGGCTGGGTTGCACCACTTATCATCGGCGGTGTGGTAGGTGCGGCAATTGCCAATCGTCCTGCACAAGCAGAAACTGTGATTGTGCAACAACAACCCATCTACGTGCCGCAAGAGTCTTGCACACCCTGGAAAGAAATCCAAACACTGGACGGTAAAATCTACCGCGAAAGAACCTGTACACAATAATATGGCATATTCAAACAAAGTTGTAGATCATTATGAAAATCCCCGGAATGTCGGATCTTTTGACAAGACTGATACTGATATTGGTACTGGTATGGTTGGCGCACCTGCTTGCGGCGACGTAATGAAATTACAAATAAAGGTACAAGACGGAGTAATCACAGATGCACGATTTAAAACGTATGGCTGTGGCTCGGCGATTGCGTCAAGTTCGCTGGTTACTGAATGGGTCAAAGGACGCACACTTGACGAGGCGGCAGCAATTAAAAATAGCGAGATTGCTGATGAGCTTGCCCTCCCCCCTGTTAAGATTCACTGTTCAATACTTGCGGAAGATGCCATCAAAGCGGCAGTAGAAGATTACAGGAAACGTCATTGAATGATTCAACTTGACGATATTCGCGAATTGCACATAGAAGCCAGTTCCATGTGCAATGCCAGGTGCCCCATGTGCATGCGCAACTACCATGGATTTCCCTACAATCTCGGCTACGAAGAAACCAATCTTACCTTGGAAAAGATCAAAAAACTTGTGCCCGAGTCTCTAGTAGCACAGTTAAATCATGTGCTGGTGAATGGCAACTTTGGCGACTTGGTAATGAATCCCGAGACTCCAGAATTATTGAATTGGTTTCGGGAACACGGCCGTCAACACACTCCTGGGATTCAGGGACTAATAATTTCAGGATTCACCAATGGCGGAGCACAAGGACGTGCATTTTGGCAAGACATGGCTGCCACGGGCATATATCTAGAGTTTTGCATTGATGGGTTGGAAGACACGCATCATATCTACAGACAAAATACAGTGTTTGAAACAGTAATCAAAAATGCACAGACCTTTATTGACGCAGGCGGTCATGCAAATTGGTGCATGACCGAGTTTGATCACAATCGCCATCAAATTGATGAAGCTCGCAGACGCAGTGAAGTTATGGGATTTAAAAAATTCAACCTACGAAATCACGGACGTGACTGGGGACCAGTGTATAACCAACATGGTCAGAAGATCTTTGAACTCACAAAAGACACAGGAAAAACATATCCTGATCAAGTTGATCTAGAATTTATTGAAACCATAGGTGCACGCCGTTTTCCAGCAGCACCTAAAGAAAAAACTCGTTGTAAATCATTGGTAAATGAGTGGGGAGGGGTCAGCATGTACATTGCTGCCGACGGCAACATAGACCCTTGCTGTTTTATCGGCAACTTTAGCAAGCCAGGCACTACGCATGTAGACGACATTCATGCCCTCAAGTCCGGTGACACAGTGAACACATTAGAAAAAGGAGTCAAATGGTTCGATCGTGTGATAGACACATTTGACACGCCTGCACAGCTGGATGCTTGCGGCACCTATTGCACTGAGAAATCATGGTATCAGTAACTGACATTGCGGCTCGCAAAATAAAACAAACACTCCAGCGTCGCGGGCATGGAGTGGGAATCAGATTGGGTGTGCGTACCACTGGTTGTTCGGGCCTGGCCTATGTGCTGGAATATGTTGATGCACCCAAGTCAGAAGATCAATGTTTCAGCTGTAACGGCTGTGAAATTTATGTAGATCCCAAGAGTTGTGCCTACCTTCAGGGTGTAGAAGTTGACTTTGTGCGCAACGGACTCAATGAAGGATTTGAATTTCGCAATCCCAATGAACGTGACCGTTGCGGTTGCGGAGAAAGTTTTAGAGTTTAATGACTGACGCATTGAAAAAGTCAGTGGACCAACGTCTGTTGTGGGCCGAACAAAATCCAGCCCTGTGCATATATCCCTATGTGACCCTGGACACACGTTATTCTGAACTGAGTTCAGAACCTGTGCATAAAACTTGTTGTTGCAATCTTGACGACAGAACATTTGTGCCTAGTCCCGGAGCAGATCCATTTGCTGAAATCAAAGAACAACAACTAAATGAACAATGGCCTGAGGCCTGTTGGCGTTGCAAAAAAGAAGAAGATCACGGCGGTGCTAGTGAACGCATAAATGGATTCATGGGTTACATTGAAGATAGGCTCAGAAGTTTTGTGGAAAAACAAACACTTCCTGAATTTGAACTACGAGTAAAGTTCAGCAATTTTTGTAACCTAGCCTGCAGGAGTTGTAGTGAAACAGAAAGCTCAACCTGGGCCAGAGTAACCAGTACTCCTGTGAGTGAAAAATATGAAATGGATATCAGTAGCAGTCCAGAACACTGGCAATTGATCACCACAACCATACTAGAAAAACTACCCGAGGTAGAGCATTTTTATGTGCATTTCATTGGCGGTGAAAGTCTAGTGCAACCAGGTATGAAGAAACTCTTGAATTGGATGATTGCTCAGGGCATTGCACCACGTGTGCACCTGCGTATCACTACAGCACTCACAGTGCGTCCAGGATATGATTTAATGAGCAAGATGTCACAGTTTAGAGATGTAGATATCAATTTGAGCATTGACTCTGTGGGCGACAATTATCAGTACCTGCGTTGGCCGGCAAAGTTTGCCAAAATTGAAAACAATATGGCCACGCTGATGAGTCATCAGACCACCCTGAGCATTGTTGCTGGACGTAAAACATACACCCCTAGATGGCGCTGTTTGATCACACCTGTATTCAGTCTCAATAACATCATGTACATTGATGAATTTATGAGCTACTGGTGCGAGTGGTTTGATCAGCGACACTACTCATTTCCCATACAACCTATTAATCTTACAGACCGTACCCGACACCTGGACGTGGAAGCCTTGCCTGTACGATATCGACCAGCGTTGATTGAATTTTTACAAACCTGTGTTGGGCACGAACTCTTTAAGAAATATCCTGATCGAACACGAGTACTGTTTAATTTCATAAATTCCACAATCGAGGAATTAAAAACCATGCCCGAAAGTCAGGAACAATGGTTGAAATTTCTAAGTCATAATGCCTATTTTGACAAAAAGACTGACCAATCATTTGCTATGCTCAACGAAAGACTGTATAATCTACTAGATGCCGCTGATAAAGAGTTGATAGATATCATGACCAATGATATCAATATAGAAAAACAATTCTCTCAGGAAGTAACACACACTGTGGCATTTTTTAAGAAACTTGATGTACAATCCTAAATTTGACTATACACCCATTCCCCGAGTCGTAGTTGAAGGCAAACGTTTTTATGCCACACCAGATGGCAAAAACTTACCTTCGGTTACCACAATACTTGACAAGACCAAAAGTGAGGAAAGCCGAGAAGCACTTAACCGCTGGCGTCGTAGTGTGGGAGAAGAAAAAGCACAACAAATCACCACTGAAGCTGCCAATCGTGGCACACGCATGCATACCTATCTTGAGGACTATGTAAAAACAGGTGAAATCAAAGAACGCACTACAAATCCTTATTCATGGGCCAGTCATGCCATGGCGCATGTGGTGGTGGAAAAGGGTTTAAAGAATGTGAATGAGTTTTGGGGCATTGAAGTTCCCTTATACTTCCCCGGCATCTACGCAGGCACAACAGATGGTGCAGGAATTCATTTAAATGAAGAATCAATCTTGGACTACAAGCAAAGCAACAAACCCAAACGTCGTGAATGGATCGAGGACTACTTTGTACAGTTGTGCGCCTATGCAGAAGCACACAATGAAGTGCATGGCACACGCATACGCAAGGGTGTGATTCTTATGTGTGTGAAGCCTGATGTTGATGAACAATTCAACATTATTAAACCCCCAGAATATCAAGAGTTTGTGCTAGAGGGCAGTGAGTACGACAAATACAGAGATTTATGGTGGCGCCGGGTTGAGCAGTTCTATCTGCTAAATACGTGATCTATTGAGGACGCACCGTGGCCATTTTACAAATATCTAGAATTACACAACGAAAAGGTCTAGCACAAGACTTACCTGAGCCACTGGCTGGCGCAGAATTGGGCTGGGCAATAGACACACGACAATTGTT